TAAGCGGAATACAATGCCAACCCCTTTTGAGCATCTGCCTAGCGGCTTTGGCCGTTAAGTTCTCTTTGGTCATGGAGTAATCGCCTCCAGTCGACTGTTAAACCGCTTTACCTTAAGCCCAATTTCTTCTGCCGCAGCTATCTCACCAGCCATGCCTTCCGAAACCTTATCTCCAAAAGCCCATAATTCATCACACTTGGCTAGCAGTTCTAAGCCCATCTCCATCCCAGCAGCCCTTTCCACGGGGTCATCATCATCGAGAAAGGTAGTAAATATAACATGGGGTGCTAAAGGGATACCGCCTTTACTGTAAATATATCTAGAATAGCCAATGGCCTTATGAATGTTTCTTTCCACATCTCCCCTGAGCGGGGAGCAGACATAGATGATGGGTCTTTTCCTTTGCACTAGCAACCGGTTCAAATACCAGCGGGCTTTTTGCAAATCTTCTTCCCCTGCTTTATACTCAAAGCGGGAGAGGTATTTAATTACATTACCCACAAGGTAGCCCATAAACTGCTGACCCGTTAGCTTGGCTTGGATGTAGTCAATGGTTTCTATACCACCCACCAGGTAATGATCAGGATTGATTTTATCCATAGGTTTCTCCCCTCCCTAAGCAATTTTTCGTTCAATAACCGGCAGTAAGCCCCTCTTATTTTTCAGAAGGTCATAGAGAAACAATCTGCCTTTTTGCGTCCAATAAGTATGCATGACACTTTTCTCATCATCGATGGTATGTGTTTTAGATTGGGTATAGCCTTGATCTGCGTAGCCTTGATACAAAAGCCAAGTGTTTCCCATTTTGTACTGCACCCCTAAATGGTGAAGCAGCTTATTCATGGCCTGGCCCGACATGCCATAGTCCTTAGCAATTTTTGTGATGGGGACTAAGGATTTGTTTTGCAGGATTAAATCGTAGTATGATGCTTTGGGTCTTAGCTCACCGATTATTTGCTTCTGCTTGGCCGTTTCCAATTCCAACTGTCTGGCCTTTTCCTTAGCCTCCTTATATTGAGTGAATAACTTTATGCCCAGGTCGGGATTATTTAGAATGTCATCTATAAGTGTGTCAGTGGCATACAGCCCAAATTTCCTAATGGAAGGCAATACCTCATCAAACACCCATCTTTCAAATCGCTCTGCTTCTGGTAAGTTGGAGCGGACAATCAAGCGGTAAAGATCACCTTCAGGAATAAAATTCATCTCTTGCCTCCGGCCAAGATTATCGATGATGTCGTGTTTCACGACCCCACGGCAATGACGGGTTACTGCATCCCTGGGGTTGGTGTAACCCAAAACGGTAGCGCACCCACTGGCCGGGAAATATTCCTTACCATTGATAATTAAAATTTTTAGTTCTCCAAACTCTGTATGGTTAAAAACTTTGATATTACCCATATATAAAAACCTCCTAATCTTTTTTGTAGTAGTCCGCCTCGAAGCTATCTGCCCGCATCGGTAACCCCGGTGCCCAGTCAATATCCTCACTCATAATTGCTTCCACTTCTTTAAGGGAGCCAAAACCGTGGGGGACATCTAGCACCACTTCGTCATGTATGTGACTTGCTATTTTGTAACCGGCAGCATCAAGCCTTAATAGCGATTCGGCTAAACAATCCCTAGCAATTGCCTGGGTCAAATTCTCCGCCAACTTCCCCCCATAGGTATCAATCCGGCACCATTTGCCCAGGTCCACACCCTCGTATGTCAATTTATCCTTGCCATAACGCTCATCCAGCTCAATTTTAGGTCGTACATAAGCCAAGCTCCGCCCCGAGGGTAATTGCATAAACAGCACACCGCCTTTGTAATAAAGCTTCACTTTGCGCTGTAGCTTTTCTGTCGTTCTATCCCTTACAGCCCGGATAGCCGCTTCTTCTATGGTCCACCAAAGTTTAACTATTTTGGGGTTAGCCTTACGCCAAGCTGATACTATTCCCGACAGCTCTGCTTCCTGTAAGCCCATTTTCAGTGCGCCCATGGATTTCAGAGCTCCAACACTTCCCTGATAACCAAGTCCAAGTTCCGCTATTTTACCCTTCTGCCTAAGCTCGCTGCCTTTGGTGATGCTCTCTATTGGCACCCCGAACATTTGGGCTGCCGAGGCTTCATAAATTTTGCCGTGGGTATTAAATACATCCAGCCTCCATTTTTCACCGGCCAGCCAAGCAATAATTCTGGCTTCAATCGCTGAAAAATCCGATACTATAAAACGATGGCCGGGGGAGGGGATGAAGGCCGTTCTAATTAACTGAGATAAAACATCGGGTACTGATTCAAACAATAGTTCTAAAGCCTCATAATGCCCCGCTGACAATAGCCTCCGAGCTAGGTCTAAATCGCTCATGTTATTCCTGGGTAGGTTGTGGATTTGAACCAACCTACCCGCAAACCGACCAGTCGAGGCTCCGTAATACTGCAGCAGCCCCCTCACTCGGTCATCCTCACAGACCGCTCTATCCATAGCTTCATATTTTTTAACCGAAGTTCTGGACATTTCTTGTCTTAGCTCTAAGGCCCGTTTAACTATCGGGTTGGCCACTTCTTCCAATATTTCTGTTACTGTGTCCTTGGCTAGGCTTTCCACTTGGATACCGTGTTTATCTTGAAGCCAACTTTTTAGCTGGGCGGGGCTGTTGGGGTTCTCCAGCCCGGTTAATTGCTTGGCTTCCTGTATAAGTTTTATCTGATAACCTTCATCACACAAAAGAGCGCTTTTCACTAACTTCATATCCACCCGCAATCCGTAATCATTAATGCGCTGGTCTAAATACCATAGTTTCAGTTCCTGCTCCGGCATAGGGTAATTATTTAACCTTTGCCGGATAGAACGCTCCACTTCCACGTCCTGTTTGCAATAGGTCTTGAATAACTCCCACTTGTCTAGGTCGTGTTCCGGTAGATTTCTGGTTCTTCCACCATTAGTTTTAGTGGGTTTGCAAGGCATGGAGAAGAAGCGAATTAACTGCTTCCCCTCCTGCATTTTCTTTTGAGAAAGTTTTAGACACTTGGCCACCCCTTCTAAGCTAGCTGGAAGACCCAGGGTCAAAGCATGGGCCTGGCTACAACGCCACTCCTCCGGTGGCATGGGTGTATTAAAATATCTTGCTAGGCAGGTTCTCTCGAAATTAGCATTAAAAGCTGTCTTTACCACTTCAGAATTTATTAATGCTTCCCAAACCTCGTCTGTCACTTTTTCACCGCTGGCCAGGTCAATTATTTCTACCGGGTCATCATCAAAGGCATAAGCCAGCAGTAATATTTCAAAATCCGATGAACTAGTGTAGGCATAGACCCCACTTTTAGTGAGGTCTACACCCGAATAAGTCTCTAAATCCAAAGCTAAAGTTCTCATCCTAAAAGATCCTCGTCAAAATCTCCACCGAAGTCATCTTCTGGTCTAGACTTGCCGCCCAAGGGTTCGCCATCTTCCAACTTCTGCAGGTTTTGAAGGGCTGCGCTGATGCCCCGGGAACCGTTGGTGTTGTAAGCAAAAAACACGATTGATGCCCTGCCATAGCAACCAGCGTAAAACTCACTCTGATCCATGATGGGGTTTAGGTCCCCGTCCACAATCCCCGGCTTGGTATTGCTGTTGACATTAATGAAATAACTGTTTGCGTATGCCTCATCGTCCGCCCTATCCGTGTCTCCGTCTCTCAAAGGCAATCTCAAATTAGCCGGAACCTTGCCGCCCCACTTGTGGGCTCCTTCCTTTTTAACCGTGTCAATAGCAGTTTTTATTTTGCCTAGCGTCTTTTTATCGCTTTTGGGAATAATAAGGCTGACGCTATATCGGGGGGCGCTGCCGTTGACTGATTTGGGTTCAAAGACATTTGGATACGAAAATCTCACTTTTCCTGTAACTACTTTCACTTTAAATATCCTCCTTAAAATCAATTTCAGCTGTACTCTTGAGTGCTGAACGCCTATCTGATTCGGGTGCCAGTTTGGGCTTACCCGGTGGTTTTTCCACCAGACCAGCTAGCAGCTCATTGAACTGCTTTTTACCTACCGCTTTTTCCATCTTGGTAATACCAAGCAGAACTTTTTCAAAAATCTGGTCTTCACTATATCCTGCGGCCTGCAATGCTTTTGCCACCTTGGTCTCATCCACATACTTCCTAACACTACGGCCTTCTACCAGCTTGTAACCGGCCCACTGTTTACCGTGGTTAGCCGCCTGATCCAAAGCAAATGCCTGTACATCGGAAATCCATCTTAAATATTCATCCGCCGCATCCAGCACCTCTACGATTTCTTCGTCCGTTAAAAGGGGCGGTTCCTGAAAATCGTAGCAAGCCAGCCGGGTGTTAGCCTCAGCCCTTGCCCTGCAGGTTGCTCTTACCCGGCAAAAACGACAATGATCTCCCGGCAGGAATTCTCCCTCACCCTTCCAGGCTTTTTCCGCTGCTCCCATGACCGTATTAGTAGCCCAATACATCAAATCATCAACGGTCACTTCATCGGTACTGATGCTTTCAAGCCTTGGTTGCACGATAGTCATTCTTACGGTGTTGATGGTGTACAAACAGCCAAACTGATTTAAAGCGCCTAAGCCGTATAACCGCATTTGACTATTGTCGATGGCGGAAATCTCAATACCCCGCCCAAACTTCATGTCAATTACTTCCAAGACATCATCGCTAACTAAAACCAGATCGCCGGTGCCAAAACCACCAGGAACCCACTCTGAGTAATCCAGCCTCATTTCTAACAGCACCACCGCATCTGGTGTCCTGGCTTTGGCTTCGTTAATTTTTTCGATAGCAAAATCCACATAAACATTCACGTAATCATCTAGCTCTTGGTTATAGAAGGAATCTTGCTTTAGCTTTTTAAGCCTTTTGTTAAACTCACTTTTTTTGATTAACCCCAAATGGTGAGCCAGATATGTTTCTGCCAGACTATGGGCAAAACTGCCTTCTTTTGCATACTCACTGGTTTCCTCATCCACAGCTTCCTCAAGTCGTGCTGAGGGTTGGCACTGAATCCAACGCTCAGAGCCGGAGGCTGAAAGTAACGCATGTTCAGCCATTTATATCTCCTCCGCTTCTGCTAACAAGGCTGGGTAATTTTCCTTAGGGATGTCTGAGAGTTTATCCCCGCCATGTTTTTTAAGTAGTTCCTTGACTTCAGCTTGTTTGCCAATTTGCATTAATGCCGCAAGCTTGGCCCGGACTGTTTCCATGGTGACTGTGCTTTCAGGTTCTTGCTTTGTAGCCGAAGGCTCATCACCTTTTACGCCCCCAACGCTCTCAACTGTTTCAGTAGCCGGTTCCTCTATGCCGGTTGCTAATAGCTGCCTAAATTCATCACAATTAACTAGTAGGTTTTTAAACTCATCAAGGTTTAAATTAATCTCAACTTTCACCGTGTTTTCCTCCTTTCCACGTCCAGCATCGCCTGCTATCTTTGAACTTCTTTAATGGATACTGATTCCACAATTTCACTGGGTACAAGTACCAGCATTTTCTGCTCTTTGCCTAAAAGGAAATTTAGTATCCTATCGCGGAGTTTTATATCCCCACCTCTTAGGACATTCACCTTTTTCCCTTTTGTATCTGACACGTTGATTACCACGTGGTGTCTAAGCATTTTTCATCACCTCCCCCTTCTGTGGTTTTTGTCCTTCGTATATAAGCCACGAGAAAGGGGGTAGGTGGACAAAATAAATGCCTTAAATTTTGCCTTGGAGAATTTCTTTTAACTTTTCCCTAATCCGAAAAGCACTTTTTTTAACACTGTCCTCCGCTATTCCAAGTCGTTCTCCAACTTCAGCTTGAGATAGGGGGCTGTCCGATAGATAAAGCCACTTGATAATGTTTTGTTCCCTTGGCTTTAAAGTGGAGATAGCATTATCTACTATTGTTTTGGCTCTCTCCCGTTCTAGCGTAGAAATGATTCGATCTTCCACGTCACTGTCCGGATCAGTGAGAATTTCAGCCTTGTCGTTTAGGTCATCAAAATTGCTGTGCCTTCTCGTTTCCCGGCGATCGTTGTCAACTTCCTCATCATCGAGGCTGTGCAGGGTTTCAATAATTGCTTCTGTAACGCCATCCTCACCCGGTATTAATACTGTCTTGCTGCTACCCTCGCCGTAATAAATGTAGTTGGTGCGCTTCTTTTTACTGGTTTTGAACTTCCTGAACATAAAATAAGCCCCTTTCCTCAGCGAGAAAAAGGGCACGACTATTTGCCGAAAAAACTCGCTTTTTTTTGTTGCGAGCCTGTTCGGCTACGTTAGTTACAGTTGCTTTGACTGCATCTATACCACCAGGACAATGCCTTTTCTTTTGTTTGTCTGTTTATAACTGCTTATAAGTAACAACAAATTTAAAGGCACCTATTTGGTATTTATTGTGATACAATAAATTAATTAGAAGGTTTTTGTGGTGTATTCACCCCCTTGGATGTCCTATAAGTTAATTATGGCGGGACAAGCTTCAATTGTAAGGAGAGCAATCAGGGGTATTTCTGACGGGAAAAGGGGACTTTTTGGGGACACTTTGTAAATTCCTAGTAGGGAGAGGGGAAACAAAGGATGCGCTTCTGCGAGTTTATTAGAAAATTATATAAACACTTCCCTTGTTCCAACCAAGGGCAGTTTGTACTAGAGATTTTCTCTGCGCTTTGTGGTGAAACTAATCCCGCCGGATCGAACCAGGAGTCATCAAATAAAAATAGAGATTTCAGATGCAGTTCCTTCCTGCCAA